TCATTACCATTAAAAAATAATTTTACCTCATTATTAACATTAGCTTCAAGATATCTCTCACTATCATCTGCTCTTTTGAGTAATATTTTATCACCACGGATTCTAAGATCACCACCACTATTTTTCATAAAGGTATGAGCACCACCATGAAATATCTCAAAATCTTTATTACTTCCAAATTCTAGTCGAGTGTTATCAAATAAAATTAAATCACTTGTAGAGTGATCCCATCTCATATTGGTATTATTACCATTAAAAACTACATCATCATTAAACGTAGAAAAACCAACAACATTAAGAGTCTGAGAAGATACAAACTCTGTGGTAACACCAGATGAAGCATCAGCACCTACCCACTTAGAACTAGAAGAATCATACTTTAAATACTTATCATTAACTTTAGCCGTTGATAGATCAACATCATCTAAATCTCTAATATTAACAGCACCACCGCCACCAAGAGTCGATAGTTGTTTCTGAATTCTATTAACAAATAATTTATAATGCTCTTCAAACTTATCAAGAGTTATAAACTTTTGATCTAATGAGGTTAGTAGGTCTTCATTATCTGTTGAAGATGGTTGATTTAGAATATTTTCTTCATATGCTTCTTTTATAATCTCAATCTTATCTTCTAGTTTCTTTATTTCCGATATAACTTCATTCTTTATCTTATCAAAATTATTAGTTTGTTGACGATGCTCAACTATTCCTATTTCACCTTTCAAAGATTTATTAATTTTTTCAAAATCATTAAATTTAATATTAATTTCTTCTTTAAGTGAATCTATCTTAAGATTAAACTTATTTAATTTTTCAGAATATTCCTCAGATAACAAATTTAAATTCTTATCTATTGCTTCAGACAAAGAATTAGCAAAAGAACTAGAAACAGTATCAGTTTGTTCCTGCAATTCTTCTACTTTAACTGGAGTTTCATCCTTTACTTTAACTGGAGTTTCATCCTTTATTTTTCCTCCAAATAATTCACCAGGTTTCTTTAATGCCACTTCTTTTCTATTATAAAGTCGATACTATAATATTTATTCTTCTTTAGTCATTTGGAAAAAAATCATCGTATCTTAATATGTAGTATATCACAATTGACACAGAAATCAATAGCAGTAAAACCATAATGTTTACACTATGAACTACTTCCATTATGCAATCATTAACATAGCTTTTCTTAACTCTCTAGAATGGTCTAATTCATCCTGTGCAATCTCTGCAATCTTTGTATCTTCTGGATGATATGCACTATACTTTACATAAGTTTCATATGCATGTTTCTCAATCTTCATGTTAATGTCATAAGCGTCCACAGGATTGAGAAGATAATACCCAACCATAATCCAATAATAAAGTAAAACAAGATGTTTGGCAAAGAAGCGGTCAACCCAATACTTGTTACCTTCTCTAAGCTCCATTTCTTCCAGATGTTCAGTTTCATTAAGTGCCTGGTAAAAGTGTTCTTTCATTAAGTATACATGATCTTCTCCACGGAGTCCTAAAGATTCACGAAAATGTAACACACTAATGAAAGAAAAATATGGTGCTCTTGCAATAACTTCTAATACCCAGAATCTTTGGAAATCCCTACCCCTATAAAGAAAATCTAAAATATAGATTGTGGTATCTAAAACCAATGTATTGAATTTCTTCATATCTGTTTTGTATCTATAAGTATATATACTTATAATGTTATCTTAACATACTTGTCCTATTTGTAAACCGTAATCACATTCAGGTGGTACTATCAGGACAAATCCGATACCCATATTGAATACTCTTTTCATTTCTTGTAATGATATATTACCCTTTGTCATAATCTTCAAAAAGATATCAGGGTGAGTCCATGTATTCCAATCAATATATGGTTTCAATCCATTTGGTAAAACTCTAGTTATATTCTCTACTAATCCACCACCCGTAATATGAGCCATACCAAGTATGGGTATCTCATCAAGTAACATCTGTATGTGCTTTGCATAGATGATAGTTGGTGTTGATAACTCTGGATCGTGCATACCGATATCATTTATCAATGTATATCCATTACTATGAACTCCACTACTGGGTATACCAATAATTTTATCTCCCCGTGTGATCTTACTACCATCAATTATTTTATTTTTCTCAACGATACCCGTACAGAAACCTGCAAGATCAACTTCCTGAGATGATGTATGTTCAGCAGTTTCTCCACCTAATAATTCACAACCAGCTATCTCACAACCCTTGACAATTCCTTCCATAAGAAGATCAACTTTATAATCTACACGAGGAGTAGATATGTAATCTAAAAAGTATAAAGGTTTTGCACCACAACAGATCACATCATTGACACACATAGCAACAAGGTCAATACCAATAGTGCTATAGTCTGCTAGTTTTATTTTAGTGCCGACACCATCAGCACCAGACACTAAAACAGGTTCCTCATATCCACGAGGAACCTCAAACATACCACTGAATCCACCAATACTTGGTGCCTTTAATTTTAATCTTTCAACAAAAGCATTACCTGCTTCAATATTCACATTATATTTCATTAGTCACGCTGTCGCCAATCATCTGATCTTTCTTGATGAAACCAGTCTACGATTTCATCAGGTGAACCAAAACCCCTACGGTGATTACTTGAATCGGGGTCTCCAATATTCAAGTTATTCAAAAAAGAATCGTTCGGATTTGCTGATAGTCTTCTTGCCTGTTGCAACATCCCTCTTGCAGAAGTATTTGCTTTTGACAATTTCTGTGCCCATATCATATCATCTATGCCAACTTCTGTTCCTGCTGCTATAGATTTACATATACCTTCTAAACGAAGACGATATTGTGTTGATAACATATACTAATGAGTAATATTAATATTATCTATATGTAAGCAAAAGACGGGATAAAAATTATTGGTAAATCTTTCATTTTATCTCCTTAATTTTATCTAAGGAAAAAGGATGCTCGTGTAGATACGGAACATCCTCTCTTGCGTGTTTTACTGCTTCAAAAGCGTCTTCGGCATATTCGCCTATTTCGTGATACTCATTTAGTTGGTCGTGCCAGCCAAGTGTGTAATGGGACATGATAGTTTCAACTCCAGTACAATAATATTTATTATACTGAGTAAGTATTTCTACGCAACTATATGAGGGCTCACTAACATTCCTTGTTTAATTCCTCTGCCATTCCACCACCTATTTCTGCACCTTGATTACCAGAGAACATTGTCACCCAACCAGCAGCAACCCAACCAACAATAGGAATACTAGCAACACTAGGGGCAAGCTGAGCACCAACACTGGAACCAACCAACCTTCCTGTGTTTTCTCCTCCTCCGATTGCTTTGATACATGCTTCGGATCTTGAATTTCCTTCTGTAACGTGGATTGGTTTTGTGTGAACTGCACCGTCCATCGTGTACTCTTCAGAGATTTTCTGAGTGTTGTTAGCCAATCCCAGAAACCCACCTTTGGTTTTTATATCCCGTTCCACATGCATCACCTTTGGATCGTTTGCACGATAAGAAATTCTATATCCTTCTTTTGTTACTTCTGCATTGTATGATGTATAAGGTCCTACGGGTACATTAATACTTGGTAGTTGACTCTCACGATTCATAAGACTACCAATCATACCAACATGAGATAGACCGATTGCTCCACCGAGTCCAATAACAAATAGTCTACCCCACTTCACATTTTTTTGTTCACTCATTTAGTTTCGGGTGTAATTTTTACGGGTGCTTGCTCAATACGAATAGTCTGTGCAGGTGCAGTTTGAGATGCTGCTGCAATTAACTTCTCCATATCTCCTTTGCTTACACCACCACTAGATCCACCACCTTGTGCTCCTCTTTTTGAAGTTGTAACACCAAATGTAGCGAGAACTCCTGTGAAGACCGAAGCTATGAAAGTTGGATCTAAATCCTGTTTTGGAATTTTAAGGGCAGAGGGTAACTCCACATATGCTAATGTCAAAATTGCACCACTCCACACTAAAATACCTAAACGCACAAAAGTTGAAAGAATCATCATCTGCTCTTCTTTGTCTTCAGATGCTTCTTTCAACTTACTAAAGAGACCCTTTTTCTTAGGATCTTCTTTTAGCACTTCTTTTTCTTTTTTATCGTCTGCCATTAGATTAATGCATATAATCTATATAGCGCAGTTTTATTTAAAAGTTAGGTACACCAAATCCTGCATCAGGAGCAATCTGAGTTGGTTCATCCGCAGAAGGTGTAGATGGTAGTTGTAATGCACCACCAAGTCCTCCAGTACCAAGTCCAGATGGTAAAACAGATTCTAAGACCTTACCCTTGACATTTTCGATAATTGCATCCTTCCGTACATATACGTACCCAATAGTACCCACGACGGTGAGAGATACAACACCACTAGCAATAGCGATTCCATTGACAATTTTCTGTAACATGATTTTAATTAATACAAATTATATATCATACTCGCTTCCTTCTCCAATATATGCCATTGAGATTATATCTTCATTCAAATCTTTATGATTTGCCATAATCCATTCGTCAAATTCTTGACGTATTGAATCACCATTCATTACATCTTCAAAATTACCACGGGCACAAAGTTCACACATTCTGTCTATTGACCAGTAATATGTTTCATTTACCGTTTTTTTCAAAGTTGCCATAATCTTTACGCATATATCTGCCGAGTATGTTGCTATTATAGTACTTTGGCGTCCCGTCGTCAAGCGACTCCATTAACACGTTGTTAATAAACAATTGTTTTGTTTCTTCGTAGTTTACTTTTCCAAGGGTGGTGTGGAGACTGAGGATTTCTCTTCTGAAAGAATCCTTGCCATCTCTTCTAATATCTGATTTAAGATCGTCAGAACTTCCGTAGTACTTCTTCCAGTCTGATTCACTTGTAACTCTTCTCTTTGCTCCCCTTGGTTTTCTCTTCTGCACGAAATACTTTCTTCCGATGTAGGTCCTTCCATTCTTGGTGTTGGTGATGCGATAGACGAACCCATAGTAGTCACCGATATCATCAGAGGTAAAAGGATTGCCTTCATAAATCCAAGGGTTTTCATAGTCAATTTCCATCCTATAAAGATTATTTCTTTATATATCTTGTTTCATCCAGTCTAATACTTCAGCAGGTAATTTACCTACTCTTGGTGCAGATGCATCTACTGTATGTGGGTCCATCTCACCCTTGGGAAGATAAGTAAGTTCACGCAATGACCTAACTGAGGGATCAGTTGTAACATTAGTAGGAAGTCTACCTAATGCTATATTGTCAAAATTTAAATTATGTCTGTCAAATGTTGCTAATTCATATTCTTCAGTCATTGATAAGCAATTTGTAGGGCAATACTCCACGCAGTTACCGCAGAAAATACATACTCCAAAATCAATTGAATAATTTCTTAATTCTTTTTTCTTTGTTTCCTTGTTCATCACCCAATCTACAACTGGGAGATTTATTGGACATACTCGTACACAAACTTCACAAGCAATACACTTATCAAACTCATAGTGAATACGACCACGATACCTTTCGGATGGTATCAGTTTTTCGTAAGGGTACTGAACCGTTACTGGTCTACGACCCATATGGTCAAGAGTTACAGAAAGACCATCAAGCAGATACTTTGCAGCATCTCTAATTTCTTTTAAGTAACTTTTAACCTTATTAAACATTATCCGAATGTATGAATGTTATACGACTTACGAACTGGTGGATACTTAGGTTTAGGTTTAACCTTAACTGCCTTGTATATCCTCATTAATTTTTCAGTATTAATTACCATGTCTTCGTATGCGTATTTATATCACCACTATCGATGTGTGTATGATCAACGTGATCAATATGTTCAATGTGGCCATGGTCAATACTTACGTGAACATTACTTTCAAGAATAGAAGCAATACGCTCTAAACTATCAGCAATACGTTTTACGTCTTTGTTGAAATCAGTCATGGGTTCATAATTCATGGGTCAAAGGCTCCAAAAGCGAGAATCAAAAGAATGAAGATAGTGAGATAAACTGTTGCGTGAACAATCATCGTTTCACATCATGTGCACATCCATCACCATTATAGTCATCACTGTCATAATAACCACCTTTTGTTCCAAAGTAAAGTGTTAATGATACAAAAGGAAGTGCTAAAAGTATCAGAATAAATTCTAAGGTCATTAAATTTGTGGTGTGGTTAAGTAAAAAACAGTTCTAGATTCACAGTTTTTTCAACGTTCCACCCAATCGCATCAAGGATTGCTTTGAGTGGTTCTACAAAACTCTTCTCAAATTGTAAATCATAGTCTATGTATTTGTCAAGACCAAGTTCAGTAGGGAAGTCCTGTATAAAAGAGATTACATTCTCTCGGATAATGTTAGGTTTCTTCAAATATAAAAACTTAATCTTCTCACCGTTTCCAATTAAGGAATACTTTTTATCTAACTTGTTCTCCTTTATATAGTGATTAAACAAAAGTGCCCCACGACAATGTATAGGTGTTCCCTTAGAATATATGTCTGTGCGTGAGTGATATTTCTGGACGTTTGATACTGTGCGAGGAAATGCAATATCCTCTGGAGGAAGTGATTTAAACTTCACTCTACATTTATCAATGTAATCTATCACCTCTTCTTCTGTGCCATTCATCATTATCTTAAGTCCATCCTTAATCATTGTACGACAAGGTGCAGGAGTTGATGACTTGACTGCCTCAATACCCATCATCTTCAGTTTAGGTTCATCATAACGAACACCTTCACTGTCCCATACGTTTAGAATATATCTTTTCTTTGCTGTCCAGATGCCACGTTCTGCGATGTTCTCTCGCTTCATAAACATCTTTTGGTCATAAGCATTTACGTACGAGGCCAACGCTTCGTAAGAACTCTCAATAAAAGGTTCAAATTTGTCTTCACACACCTTATTAAGGAACGTGACAACGCTTTGATTAGTCTTCTCTCGCCCTTTGTATACAGCGTCAACCAAAGGGCCCAGATTGAGGTAGATACTATCAGTATCACTAGCAATGACATAATCAACATCCTCCGTTTTTAAAATTTCATTAATCTTTTGATTCATCTTGTTTTCAATCCAACGGATTGATACCTGACCAGATAAAGTAATCGCCTCCGCATTTGCCAGTTTGTAATAGCGGAAGTATTGATTACCAATAGCACCATAGGCACTATTCAACTGAATCTTTCTTGCCATCTGTATATTGTTACATCTGGAAATCTCTTTCTCAAGTTTCTTTGTGGGGGTTTTTTCATACTGCTGTTTAGCAGCAAGCATCTTCTTCTTATAAACAGTACGATCTTTGTATATCTTTTCCATAATCTCTGGAAGGAAACCACGAACATCCTTCCGATACATTGCTCCATTAGGACAAACTGCACTGTCCTTGTACAATTCAAAGTTTAGTTCTTCCGAAAGAATTCGATCAACCGAAGCTGTTGGATGTCTGTCATCTTTGATTGTTTCGGGAGAGATATTATACTGCATAATGAGATGAGGATACAGACTATTAAGGTCAAACGATACCACCCAATCATACTTTCCCGGAATTGGTTCTTTGACATAAGCACCTGCGTATTTTGTATCCTTATTGGATCTATTCTTTGGAGGAATAACAATGTTCCTCTTCTTTAGATAGTTATAGATTATTGTATCCCACATACGCACTTGTGAGAATACGTCAACATAGTTTGCCTTTGCGTCATATGCCATTGTGATTGCAAGTTCAATCAACTTCATCTTGTCCTCAAGACGGTCAACAAGTTCTACGTCAATGATGTTATATTCTACAAACTTCTGCCAACCATTTGTATAGAAGTCTTTGAATGTATCATACTCAGAGTGATCAAGTTTCTGCTGACCAAGTTCAACCTTTGCAATATAATCAAGACGATATGATTCCTGTGCCTTGTATGTAAACTTCTTGTATAGATTTAAGTAATCAAGTTGAGTGATGCCACCAACGTCATATGCAATATTCTTACGACCTGCAATATAGATTTCATCTTCAGTTACTAGACCCCAAGGAGATAATCTTTTTCTTAACTTCTCACCAAGAACACGATCAAGTCTACGTGCCAAATATGGTATATCATACAGTTCAATATTCCAACCAGTAACGACCTCTGGTGTATTCTCTTCCATCATCCACCAGTTGATAAAAGCATTTAGAAGATCATACTCAGAATTGAATGACTTGTAAATGACATTATCTTGTTTATTATTAAATGGGCCTTGTCCCCAAGTGCGAATCTGTTTTGTTGTATAATCCTGTATTGATATGAGTAGGATTTCTTCAGCAGCAGATTCTACATCAGGGAATCCATTCTCTGACTTCACCTCAATATCAAGAGTGGTCAACTTGATCCTACTAATATCAAACTTAACTTCTTCTTCGGGATACATCTCTGAGATGTATTGGTAGATATATCTGTCATTACCATACACACTAAAGTTTTCTACACCATCATATCTCTTGATAAACTCACGGGACTCACGTACTGTTCCGGGTTTGACTGGTTCAACAGAGTCACCGGTCAATGTCTTATACTTTGACTTTCTTTTAGACGGAACAAAAAGAGTAGGATAGAACTTCTCACGGGTCATGAAATGTTTACCATTTTCATAACCACGAACAAGAAAGTTGTCGCCTACAAGTTGTACGTTAGTGTAGAACTTCATTGAGCAATCACGTCAAGATACTTTGATAGTATAGCAGATGTTGGAGCAACTATGGTCATAATGCTATCAGAATGTATCATCATTTCATTCTGTGCAGTAAAGTCTAACCATGATGCCATATCATAGTCATTCGCATCCTTTGAGATAACCTCAGTCATCTTTACTGGATTGATTAGTTTACAATCAGGCCCACCAAGTTCAGTGTCAACTTCTATAATTTCAGAAATGATAATATCACCATTCTTGAGTAGAAGGCATTTAATTTGTTCTTGCATTTGTTTTTTGGTTATACATGTTTACAACATCCTGTATAGGATTAACTAAAGCAACCACTTGATTAATTGCGACAGGTATTTCATCATCAGCAGCAACTGTAATCCAGTTGGATAATGTGACCTCTACTGATGCCTCACCACCAGTATCCTGCTCAAGGAAAGCAATGGGTGCATTGTAACTAAGTTTTTGTGGTTTATTGAATAGATATGCAACTGCTTTATCTCCCGATAAAACCTCAGTCACCTCTGCAATAATTTGATCGCCCGATTGAAGAAGAGCAAGTTTAATTGTCATTGTGTTAATAATTAAAATGGTAGATTCCTATAGCCGCTTATGCTGAACCTACCAAAGGGCATAACCGCAGCCAGTATTTCTCTGACAAATATATTATACCACAACTTCTCCGATTGTCCAACAATCGTTTCCAATTAAACTCATTGCATCATTTACATGCTCTTTAGAAACTACAACGCAGTATCCAATACCCATATTAAATACTCTCCACATCTCTTCTTTTGATATATCACCTGCTAACATAATCTTATTAAAGAGATCGGGTATTTCCCATGAGTTCCAATCGATTAGTGGTTTTAATCCTTTGGGTAAACATCTTGGTAAGTTTTCTGGAAGGCCACCACCTGTAATATGTGCCATACCAAGAATAGGAATCTTCTTTGCAAGATATCTAATCAAAGGTGCGTAGATACGTGTAGGTGTTGCTAACTCTGGCATATCCGCAAATGCAATTTTTTGTCTCCATAACATATCATTGATTAGACTAAAACCATTACTATGAATACCACTACTTGCAATACCAATTATCTTATCACCCTCCTTAATTTTACTACCATCTATAATCTGATCTTCCTCTACAAAAACCTGCTAGATCATATTTCAGTGAGTCATACATACTTGGCATTTCTGCTGTCTCTCCTCCCAACAATGTGCAACCTGATATCACACATCCATTAACAACACCTTGAACAATTTCTTTTAATTTTTCTGATTCTAATTTACCAATAGCAATATAATCAAGAAAATATAATGGTTCAGCACCGCAAGTAATTACGTCATTTACACACATGGCAACCAAATCAATACCGACGTTATAATGCTTATCCCATATTTGTGCAATGTTTAATTTAGTTCCTACACCATCTGCACCAGATACTAATACAGGTCTCTTATATTTCTCAGGTATTTTCATCATACCATTGAAACCACCAAGTCCACCCACGACCTCAGGCCTGTGAGTGGACTTGACTGAATCTTTAATACTATCTACAAAAGCATTTCCTGCTTCGATATCTACACCGGATGATTTGTAATCCATATAATAAGTACAATAAACTTATTATATCATAAAACTACTTTTTTGCAATTAGTTGTTTTCTGAGTGCGTTTGATATCACTGGTAGCATTTTTGATAACACTAAAAGGTGATAAGATTTTCATTAGAGGTACTCCTTTTTAGTATGATGATCTGGTATGACTTTTTGAAGTTTTACAGTAAGTAAACCATCTTCAAGATTAACGTCCTTTACTTCAGTATCATCAGAGAGAGTCCAAGATCTTGTGAATGATCTTTGTGCTAGTCCTCTATGTGCATAATCTGTCTCCTCTTTGGTTTCTTTAGAACCTTCAATTGTTAGTTTACCATACTCTGTATAAACTTTTACTTCTTTCTTTTTAAATCCTGCGAGTGCAACTTCTAATCTTGATTCGTGATTAGAAATATTAATCAAGTTATATGGCGGATAGCTGGGATTTAAATCACCATTAAAAAATCGATCAAAATAATCATCTAGTCCTATGCTGTTCTTTGAAATCTTGTCAACAAGATCTGGTAAATTTGCAGCATGGTATTTCTGTAGGGCATTCATAATAGTTCTCCTATGTAAGCGAGTTTAGTTTTTGTCCCCGAAGGCGACACTACTATTTATACCATAAGACACAAAAAAAGGGGTAGTGATACCCCACCGTCCTATACGTTTTCGGTTTCCTCTACCTTTTTCTTCTTAGATCCAATATTATATTTTGTTTCCAATATCCATTCGTCCTTATCCTTATAAGATAATACCTTGATTTGATTTAGTGGTGCTACATCTTGTATAGTATCAGAACTAACAATACCTACAAGTCCCCAGTCAACTAATAACTGTGCTATGCGATTCCTACGTTGAACATCATTCGTAGTAAGATTTGCATGCTTACCATCTAATGCAAATAATTCTTTGAAGTGTACTAAAAAATATCTACCCTGTTTATGAAGAATGTGACAGGACTGATATATCTTCTTCTCTTTTCTGGATGCTACACCTATTCGAGTCAATGTCTCTCTTACTTTAAGAAAGTCGTCTGGCTCATTTAATGTCACTTCGACCATTTGGTCAGGATTCCATTTCACCTCTGGTTCCTTAAGAACACTCATTGTCTTCCTCCAATATCAAGTTTAGATTTAATAAAATTCAGTTGTTCTTTTGTAAGAATTTTTAGAATCTGTTCCGCTTTAGCATTACTACATTCATAGTATGTCTTGACACTATCAAGTTCTTTGATCTTGTCTTTACGCAACCAAGGAGAGAATCTTTTCTTCTTCCTCACTATATGTATAAGAAAATCATGTTGCATCTTTTTAGACAAAAAAGGATACTTATTCATCTCATTAGCAAGCATCACAGTGTCAAGATGTCCTGACAAACACTTGTTTACTATGAAGGGAGGATATTCTTTTTCGATTGATGGATCTTCATCAATCAAGTTCTTTTTGTTTAGGTTGATTGAGTTCAACCAGTCTTTCAATTCTGCCATGATAATAAGTATAGATCAAATGCCTTGATCTTTTTGACTTTCAAAAAAATCCTGCATTGTTGACTGCAGTTGCCCTTTGTTTTCTTTCGGGTCTAATTTATTATAACCTTTTTTCTTCTTCCAGTCACCATACATTGCTTGAAGATGCCATGAATCTGTAAGACTGTGAGGCCCATTTTCAAGTAATTCGAGTTCCCTTTTATCACTGGTGTAACTCTTGTATTCACTTCTCCAATTGGAGTCATCATAAAGTTTGTTTGTCATTAGTCTTTGTTAAATGAAAAAGTTTTTCCCTTGATCTGAGATTGACCATCTGGGTTTGTTCCTTGTGGTTTGAATTTACCCACACCTATACCTTTTTTCTTGCCGAGACCACCTTTGCGAGTTGCTGATAGTGTACCACCTTTTTTACCTGATGTCAATACGGAATCTTGTCCGTATTTCTTACCCAACTTCTTTACTTCCTTCTTGAACTTTCTCTTACCCATCTTACCACTATCTATTACGTGACTTCTTTCCTTCACCTTTGTTTCCTTACCAGTCTTTTCGTCCCTCTCTGAATATGAACCAGTTACTTTGGTAGCACCTCTCTTAAATTTACCACGAATATCTTTATCTAACTGTTTAGCCCTTGCACTATTTTCTTTAGCAGATTTATTAACTCTTGATGCAGACATTACAGCAATGCCTTTCTTGTCAGACTTACTTTTAATTCTAGAAAGACTACTTTCGTTTATAAATTCTTTGAACGTCTTCATCTCTATCCGTTTTTAAGTATTTATCAACGAATGATTTGTATGTCATCCTCTTGTGTCCATAGTTCTACCTTATCTCTAAATCTACCCTCTTTCT